ACTACAAACTGTTTCTCGATTCCGAGATCGACGACGGGCTATATGCCGAGATGCAAATCGACCGTTGGAATCGAGCCGATACGCAAGCGCGGTTCGCCGCTTATGCGGTCGGGATTCAGTGGGGCATTTTCAGCCGAAACGAAGTACGCCAGCTCGAGGGGCTCAACCCGTACGACGGCGGCGACGAGTACCTCACCCCCGCGACGCACACCGTCGGCACCGAGCCGGCGGCGGATGGCCCCGAGGCCGAGCTCGCCGGCGATGACGAACCGCTGGCAACGGACGACCCGATGCCGGCCGGTGATGATGAGCGATCGCGGGCACTACTTCGCGACGTGCTGGTCGACCGTCTCTCGGCTGCGGCCCGACTGCTCGGCAATGCCGCGGGGCGGGCTGCCAAACGTGAACGTAACTTTATGGCCGCGATCAACGAGCTCGAGCAAAAGCACGGGGCCGCGGTCGCCGGCATGATCGACGCCGCGGTGAAGGTCGCGGGCGGCGAGGATCGGGTCGCCGACGTCTCGGGCCGATTGTTTGAACGGGCGGTGACGTTGTTCGTCGAAGCCGCGGAATGCCAACCGGATTGGCTCGCGAGCCGGGTCGCCGATGCTGGCGAGCGGCTGAAACTGGATGCGATCGAGATCGCAACGGATCTCATTTACCCGAGGGTTTAGAGCAATGGAAAAACGAATCTTTGAGCGGCCGGTCACTCTGCGTAAGGCCGGCGAGGATGACGAGTCGCGGGTGATCTCTGGCTATGCCGCGGTGTTCTACCGCGACGGCGATCAGTCAACGCAGTACGAGCTATGGCCCGGCGCGGTCGAGCGAGTCATGCGATCGGCTTTCGACAAAGTCGATGAGGATGATATCCGGGCGATGTTCGATCATCGGCTCTTGCTCGGCCGGCGATCAGCCGGCACGCTCAAGATCGAAGTCGACGACGTCGGCTTGCGGTATGAGATCCAGCCGAGCGATACGACTGCCTACCGCGACACCGCCGAGCATGTGCGGCTCGGCAACGTGACGGGCTCGAGCTTCTCTTTCAACATCCGCGGCCGCGACGGGCAGAAGTGGACCGAAGAGTCGCGAGACGGGCACACATTCGAGGTGCGCGAGCTTCACGATCTCTCGGTGTTCGACGTCGGGCCCGTGGTCAACCCGGCATACGTCGGCACGACAACGGGGGTACGGGGTGCGGAAGCGTACGCCGAAGCCCGTTCGGCCCGCGATGCTTGGGTGCAATCGTTCGAGGCCGAAGCGGCCGAGCGGCGACGTCGTGAGGCGTATTTGCGGAAGTCGTACTTGACAGCGCACAAACTGACGAGCTAACGTGCAATCTCAATCGGGACTGTCGCCGAATCGGCACGGGCCCGAAACGATAAATGCAAGCACGAACGACCGAAGCGGCCGGCGGCTTGTTGGCGATGGCTCTATGTAATCATCGCCGGCAGGTCGCCGGCCGCTTTCCGTTGGTCCCGACTTGTCGGCAAGTCGAGGATCAAATCATGACACTGCGCGAACTACGCGAGAAGCATCTCGCGATCAGCAAGAGCTTGCGGGCCATCAACGATAAGGCCGAAGCCGAGAACCGCGGGCTATCGACCGAAGAGAAAACCGAGTGGGATCGGCTCATCGCCGAGCATTCGGACGTCGAAGACCGGATCGAGCGAGCCGAAAAGATCGAGCATCTTGGCGGTAGCCGGGGCGCCGACGACCTCAACCGCGAACAGGGCGACCGGGCCCGGTTCAATGAGCGACGCAAGTCGCACAATCCGAACGACGACCCGGATCGACCGTTGACGGGCTATGAGCAATGCCGAGCGTTCAACGCTTGGGCGATGGGCAAACGAAGTCAGGACGTCCAGGCGAAGCGGTGGGCCGAGCGAATCGGTCTCCCGATCGAGCAATCGGAAGTCAACGTGATGCTCAATCGCGGCGAAGATTATGACGGCGTGCAACTGCCCGCCCCGCGCAGTCTCGCCGAGGCTCAGCGACAGCGTGAGATCCGCCGAGAGATCCGCAACCGGCAGCTCGAATCTTATGAAAGCCGGGCTCAAGCGGTGACGTTCACCACGGCGGGCATCAAGGACGCTGCCGGCGGTGCCGGCGGTTTCACGGTGCCGGATGAGATGATGGGCCCGTTCGAAGCCGCGATGCTTCAGTGGGGCGGAATGCGGCAAGTTGCCACGATCTTGACCACCGCGACGGGCAGCGACTTTCCCATGCCGAATGCGAACGATACGGGCCAAGTCGGCGCGATCGTCGGCGAGAACGTGCAAGTCGCGGAGCAAGACGTCACGTTCACGCAACTGGTGCTGGGTTCCTACAAGTACTCGAGCAAGATGATCCGGGTCTCGGTCGAATTGCTGCAAGACTCGGCAATCAACTTGCCGGCGTTCTTGGGCGAGGCGCTCGGTACTCGTATCGGGCGGATCACGAATACCCATTTCACGGTCGGCACGGGTACGAGTCAGCCGCGCGGTATCGTTACCGCCGCGGCAAACTCAGGGGTGACGGGCGGTACGCCGCTCAAGCTCACCTACCCGGAGATCATGACGCTCAAGCACTCCGTTGATCCGGCGTATCGCGCGAACGCAACGTTCATGATGCACGATGCAACGTTGCTGAAGATGAAGACGATGGTCGATTCGCAGAACCGGCCAATCTGGATGCCGTCGGTGATCGCCGGCGAGCCGGCAACGTTCGACGGCACGCCGTACGTGATCAATCAGGACATGCCGTCGGCTGTCTCGACCAAGGGCCTGATCTACGGTGATCTGTCGAAGTACTTGATCCGAGACGTACGGGGCATCACCTTGCTTCGTCTCGACGAACGCTTTGCCGATTACCATCAGGTCGCGTTCTTGGCATTCGCCCGGTACGACGGCGACTTGCGGGACGCCGGCACGAATCCGGTCAAGTACTTGACGTTGGCCGCGGCAACCTAACCCTCCCCGGGTGACCGAGCTCCGGCGGCTGGTCGATGAGGCCAGTCGCCGGGCTTTTCCTTATAGGAGTTTCTTTGTGTTCATACGCATGAAGGCAGATCTCAATGAGTGGATCTACAACGTAAGCAAGGGGCAACTGATCGACGTCCCACCAGAATTCGGTGAGCAACTGGTCAAGCGTGAGCTTGCCGTCGCGGTCGACCCGGAGCAGGCGATCAAGGAAACGTACGGGCTAGAGACCGCCGCGGCCCCCACCAAGTCAACTGGCAAGCGAGGCAAACGTGATCCTCAAGCAAACGAGCAAGCCGGCGGCGGCCCCGATCTCTTTAGCTGAGGTCAAGCGGCATCTCGGGATCGTCTCGAATGAGTACGATCTCGACATCGCCCAATTGATCGAAGCCGCGGTCAACGTGTTGCAGAAGTCGGTCGGTCGTCAACTCGTTTCCGCCGGATTCGAATTGATCCTACCCGACTTCTGCAACCCGGACGGGGGCGCATGGCCGATCGATCTCCCGATGCCGCCGTTGGTATCGATTCAATCGATCACCTACTACGATCCCGACAACGTCGAACAGACACTCGACCCCGCGGATTATCAATTGCTCAACGGGCTTGATCTCCCGGCGCAACTGTACCCGGCAGCGACGGGGCTCATATGGCCGTCGGTGAACACGAACCGCATTGATGCGGTGACGATCGCCTATACCGCCGGCTACGGCACCGCGGCCGACGTACCGGCCGAGGCGAAGCTCTGGTTGCTGCTCGTGGTCCGGCACTGGTTCGACAACCCGTCGCCGGTACTGGTCGGGTCGATCAGTAAAGAGCTCGAGCTCTCGGCGCGGTCGCTCCGGCGATCACTGGGGACGGGGTACTATGCCAACACGTAAACACCGACACTATGGCCGTATCGAACGGCCGGCGAACGATAGCGACTTCGACGGCGGTATGTCACCGCCGACGGTCGTCTGCAACGTGTACGTCGCGATCGAACGATTAGCCGGGTTCGAGCGGGTCAACGCGAACCAGCTCTATGCCGGGGCGAACTATCTCGCGTTTATCCGCGACCCCGGTATGCGGATCACGCCGGAGATGCGGCTCGTGAT